TGAGATCTTCAACTTCTACATCCGTGATGCCATCATTAGCTTCAAAGAAGCGTTTGTCCAACGCAAGAGCATCTTCATACTCTGCGAAACTTATAACATTACCACCTGAACTAATAAATGCCATCACGGTTCTCCAATTAAGATGCTGTGCCTTCAGCGATGATTTTCACACCGTGTCCAGCTTGTAGAACGCTTGCACCAGCCACAGCCTTCATGACAACGTCAGTTGCACGACTCTTAGGTAGGTATAAAGTGTTCATATCAATACCGCCACGCATTGCATGACCAAGTGCGCTTGGAGCAAATACGCCGTTGATATAGGCAGTAGCACCACCAGTGCCGTCTGCGGCTACAAGGCTGCTCTCATAAACTTGGATGCCAGCAACACCACCAATGTAGAATGAGCTCAATACAGAGTCACCAACTTGGCTTAGCGCAGGAATGTTAGTCTGAGCAGAGTATGTCAACTGCTTCTTCAAATTGTAAGCACAATTTGGATGCACCACGGCCACAAAAGGACCTGTTAGTTTGGCAGAGCGAAGAGCCGCGCCAGCACGCAGTAACATGTCAACGGTTAGTTCTGTGGATGTAGAACCAAGACCGCCGCCACCTGTGAAAGAAGTAAACTTGCTGAATACCTGTGTGTCAAGGCTTTCAGCAATAGCACGACCAGAGATTAAACCCAAGTCGTTCATGACATTGCCATAAGAACTGTCACGGAGCATGTCTGTTACCTGACGGTATACGACGTGTTCTGTTAGGTCGATTGTGGCAGAGGTAGAAGTTGTCTGACCAAGGCTGGCATCACTTTCATCTGTGATGATGCTGGCAGAAACTGAACCCCAGATAGGAACTTGCACGGTTTTACCGGCGTTGAGTGGAACGTCATAAACTGTTACCAACTGACGTGCAATAGAATTCTCGAAAGCCGCGAATTCAGCTTGAACAACCAGGTTGGCAAAAAATTCATCATTCCATGATGTATTTTGGTTATTAGGATAAGCCATTTAATATCTCCATGTTATTTTTTTGTTAACATCGCATCCTTAAACATTTTGCGATGTTCTGGATTTTTCATATCCAGTTTGCGAACATCTAACTGTTCGCGCCCTTGTGCGATATTAGATTTACCCTGTGTAGTTGCCGGTGTAGCTTGAACAAAATGAGGATTGGTTGACAAAAACTCTTTAACAAGATCATCAACTCTGAAGGGCTGGCCTTTGTCGTTGTAGCGCACCTTACCATCCTTATCTACAATCTCAACTTCACCTGTATCATTCAATCTGACATTTGGTTTCAACAGTTGCTTGACCTGTTCTGGATTAACAGAACGCAGTTGTGCAGCCGCGTTAACCAATGGAACATCCACAGTGTATTCTCTAATAATCTGATCTCGACGCTGAATCTCAGCATCTTTTTTAGCAGCCATTTCCTGCAGAATCTTTTCAAACTCACCTCTCTTGACCTGTTCTTCATGCTTGCGCTTTTCAGCTTCGGTCTTGAGTTGACGTAGTTCATCAGGGTCTCCCAAATCTGCGAATTGCTTCTCAAACTTCTTAGTTAGACTCTGACGCATTCTGGCCATGTGTTGGTCGAATTCTTCCTGCGTGTATGTTTTGCCTTGTGCCTGACTGTTATCTGTGGATGTGTCAGTTCCATCCTGTGTGCCGATGTTTTGGTCGCTCATCGTTAGCTTGCCTCCCCTTCAAGAGTTATAGTTTTGTGAACAAGTATTTACTTGATCAGTATTTCTTCGGTGGCTTTTTACCACCTTTTTTCTTATAATTTGTCATTTTGTCAATCTCCTTACAATGCCAGGCTTCTTGGCCCGTTTAGCGGCCTCACGAGCGACAGAATAAGCAATAGCCACAGCCTGTGCAGTAGAGCGGCCTGCTCGAACTTCTGTTCTTATGTTCTTTTGTATTGAGGCTGGTGAATAGCCCTTTTTTAATGGCATAGGATATCTCCTTCATAGTGTGCCTTCGATCCAACCTGCCTGTAACAGTGCTTCATGCTGTTCCAAGGTAGTGACTGTTTGAACTTCGCCAGTTTCGGGATTTGACATTTCATGTGCCGTAACCATTTCTGTAACTGGTAAGGCCAATAAACTCTTTTCTTCTACTGTTTCAGGATCATCCTGATATTCAAGGTCCATAACTTGGGGCAAACTTGGATCTTCTAATAGCTCTCGTAGTCTAAAGTCTATAACACGAATAGCTTCTGGTGATGTTGCGGCAGATTTTGCTGTGGCCAACTGTTGGTATTCACGCTGAACATCACGGATGTTAAAGGATGAAGGATACTCAATTTCGCCCGCCCATTCTCTATTCATGTAGCGACCATAGAGTTCCCATAGTTGTTCTTCAGCTAATTCAAGGTTTGCGGCCTTTTCACTTAGGCGTGCGTTTAACAAACTAAACTCTACTTCCATGGCCACACCTGACAGTGTTCTAACTTCTGTGCCTCTGACGCCACCTGTGTGGCTTAGCCTATCAATGCTTTCTACAAGTTTTTGTATGGTGGCGTGTAGGTTACTGATGTTAGCACCACCATGCTCAAGATAGTAAGGACGCAGTCCAGGATCTGAATTCTCTGGCACCACAATCACAGCACCTGCACCACTACCGTACTGTGTGTCAGGTGTAACAACCAAACTTGGATGACCATCCATTCTGTGACTTTGTTCTGCCTCTGAGGTCAAATTGTAGATCATGCGTTGAATGTCTGCCACGTCGTTGATGTCACTGACGCCTACCCCCTTGACAATGCTTCTCTTGTTATAGCAAAGAACAGCAGGTATCTCACCTAAGCCATTGATTTCTTGGCTGATCAATCTTGCTTCTTTCTTGTCATCATCCATGGTCCATGTTTCTATAACCATAGGAGTCCATGTTCTAACTGTTGTGGTTTTGTCTACAACTTCTTCAATGTATTTGAGATAGATCAGTTTGTATGATCCATTAGGCTGACGTTCCCATTTCCAATCTAACACAGCCAAAGGTGTTAAGAGATTAAGATAGGGTCTAACGCCTAAGGCCTGTTCTTGACCAAGGTTGTCCACACCAAGATTGGGTTTGGTCATAAGAATCCAAGCATGGCCAAACACTGATGACCATATGGCCACATCCTTCATAAAGCAATCTATGTCACGACCTTCAAAGTCGCAGTCCTTGATAAAATCTTCTACATCAGGTAAGCCTGCCCATGAGTAATATTCACGCTCTGGCTCTTCTCTAAACAGATAGCTCATGTAAACTGAGATAACAGATTGGCAGTGATTGTCCAGAGGCGTAGTGTCACAGCGTAGTTTGTAGTCTGCGGCAGTTTCTAATTGATATTTGGTTAGGTAGCCAGCATCGCGATAGTCTTGACCGCCAACATAAGAGTTAAGCAGAAAAGTCCAACGATCACGCATCTTGATGTATTCTCTGTTGGTTGAACTGATCTGTTTATAGTCGTCAAATAATGTTTGTGTTGTCATCTTAGTCCTCTGCCTGAATCAAGTTGGTGACCCCAGCGTTTTGGTATGTATGGTCCTGTTTCTCTACGCACAGGAAATAGATAATCTATCAGATAGCCCAATGCGTCCATTTGGTGTATATAGGGAGAAGAACTATCAGGTTGTGAAGTTCCTTCCTTATAGGTGTGCCGCTCTAAGCCTTCTATGGTATATTTACAAGAAGGTGCTATAAAAAGATGTCTTTGACCCGTAGAATCGCACAATCTTGAGTTTACTGCATTGATTCTATCACGAATTGGCGTATGTGCCATAGGTGCTTTTACTTCAAATCCTGCGTTTTGTAGGATGGTGTAGTCAGTAAGACCGCCCGCTGACGTTTTACGCTGTCTTGACGCTGGATCGGGGTAGGCAATGACTTTGCTCTGCGGGTATCTCGCACGAACTTCGGCCACAAGCTCTTGGGTATTAGAAGAATACAGTTGGATTTCATCGATGACATAGAGTTCATTTCCTTGCCTAATGGCTACCACACAGCTCATAGGGTCCACGTTGAAGTCAATGCCCAATAGGATAGTGTGGAATAGGGGTTTTTCAGGCTGTCTAACATTCTGCAGCCTATCAAAACTATAGTAAATTCTACCTGCGTATTCTTCAAATGTTGCAA